CTGGTCTTTGGGCCAAATCGCGTCCACGAGCCATTTGCGGCTTTCCCAGCGCGCCTGGCGGTCAGCCCTGGCCTTGGCGGCTGCGGCGTCGTAGGCAGCCTGCTGGGCCTCGCGGTCGGCCTTTCGACGGGCTGTCGCCTCCTCGTCGATGTGCCCATGCCGGACGACCCAGTTCTCCAGAGCCTCCCCGGTCATGTACTTGATGCACTCGGGGCCGTAGGGCTTGCCCCGGAAGTAGGTGATGTTCTTGATGTGCTGCCCGCAATTGGCGCAGAAGACAGAATCCGGCCCGACTGGGTTTCCGGCGGCGTCGTAGGTTTGCATCGTCATAGCGATACAAATATGGACCCAAGGCGCTTAGCCGTCAACAAAATTCTTTAAGAAATGAGGCCCACCCACCTGCAAAAGCCCAAAATGAGCCCAATAACGAAAAGGCCGGAGGTCACGGCGATGGAGGCTCCCCAAGGGGTCTTGGTGTCGAGGCGCTTGACCTGTTTGACGGCACCGACCCAGGGTTCCCTATTGGCAGGATTCAGAAAAGCGATCACGAACCCCATCAGAGGGCCGGAGCACATAAAAATGCTCCAGCCATTGCCCGTCTTCGCCGCGAGCACCACCAAGACGATGGAGAGGAGAACAAGGCAAGGCACAATGACCATCAAGGCACGCGACGCTGTGAGAAATATCTGCGGTCCGGCCCAAAAGCCGCTGGTAACGAACAGAACGGCCAGTAGTGCGAGCGCGTAGGCTATAAGATGTGGCTCAACCATAGCACAAAGCTAGACCTGAACACCTTAGCTGTCAACAACAATCTTTAACAGTCAGCGTCCTGTACAGCAACAAGGCCCCGAGGATCGCTCCTCGGGGCCTTTGATTATCAGCCTAGTTCAGGCTTAGCCGATGGTCTGGCCGAACGCAACTGGCGAGTTCAGCACCAAGCCTCGGCAGTACATCTTGCTGTTGACGACCTTCCGGGCGAACGAGGTCGCAAAACCCCGCTGGTGGAGGAAGTCAGGCAGGACGATGTCCGGCGTGGTGTAGAGCTTCTGATACTCAGCCAGCACGTACCCGGTCGTCAGGAACTGATCGCCCTTGTGGCCGACCAGCCATTCGTTGTTCGGGTAGTGAGGATCGGCGAAGACCTTCTTGTTGCCGAGGTCACCCAGGTAGGTGATCCCCTGCATTTGGGTCCGGTTGTTCTTCGACACGAACTGAGGCAGCGTGCAAACCACGGTTGCCGCCTGGAGGCCCAGGAGCAGCCAGTTGCCCGCGACCATGTTCGTCGCGCCAAAGATAAAGTTCGAGCTGGTCTCGAACGCATCGATGATGGAGAACTTGTGGGTTTGGTAATTCACACCAGCCGGGGCCAGTGCATCCCAACTCACGAAGCCAGCGTCCGCACGCGCACGCAGATCGAAGATGACCTGGCGGTGCTTCTGGTATTGGAGCGCGTTGGTCAAGGCGTTCAACAGAACCGGCTCAGCCTTGATGTTGTACATCGACTGAAGGTTCTGATCGGCCTCTTCCGACCACACTGCCTTGAGCTTCATCACCTTCGCCGTCACGGGCGTCGAGCTGAGCTTCAGCTCGTAGTCCATGATGTTGATGTTGCCTTCCGAGTTGAAGGCGTAGCTCAGGGTGTAGGTGGCGGCCCCGTAACCGGTGATGGAAATGGCACCCGTCACGTAGTTGATGGTCCCGATCGAGGTCCCACCAGCGTCGATGATGTTGCCATTGCCGTCGTCCTGAATGGCGACCGCGTTGGCGGTGCCAGACAGCGTTCCAGCGCGGAGAGGCGTCCATTCCAGGGTGATCGCGGCATTGCCACCGTTGTTGGTGGCCGTGCCGGTCTCGTCCTGGACGTACTCGTCGGCGTCGTCATCGCGGTCCACAGCGCCCTGGAGAGCACGCCACATCGGCGCTCCGGCAGGGGTGCGGCCCTTCCGACGACCCGTCACGATGTCCATGTAAACGATCTGGCTGACCGGACCCGCCATCGGTTGCAGCGCAACCAGCTGGTCGATCACGTCGTTCTCGGACATGTTCGCGATCACCGGGAAAATCCACTTGTCGAACGTGCCGAGCGAAGTGGTCCTGGTGACCTCGTCCAGTTGACCGAAGCGGCTGCGGCAGTTCTCCAGCATGATGGCTGTGAGAGCGCGCTTGTGCTCCGGCATGTGTTCCACGAATTCCTTCCAACCTTTGGCTTCCCAAAGGCCCCGTGGCGATCCTTTCGGCACACCAATCGGCGTATTCGCCAAATGGTGGCCCCATTCCAGTACTTCGGTGAATCGGCTGAGATGTCCGCCGTTCGACGCAAGTACCGGTCTTCCATTGCTTGTTAGTACCATACGTGTAACTGAGTTTGAGGTTTCTCTTTTCCGCTTACTTGGTTACTTGGCGGATGCTGACAGCCGACGGACCATATCGACCGACTCATCGATCGTACGGACACTCGGAACCAGCACACGTTCTTCGAGCGAGGGCGGAGTTTCGCTCTCAGATTCTTTCTTCTCCGTCACAGGCACCTTGGACTCCTTTTTGTCGTCCTTGGCTTCCTGTTGTTTTTCGGCGGCGGTTTTGGTTTCGTCAGACTTGGACTCTTCCTTCATCTCTTCCTTCTTCTCGTCCTCGTCCTCCTCTTCCTTTTCACCTTCCTTAGCCTCTTTTTGAGGCTCCAGTTTCTCGCGGATCGCCACGATGTCCTTCGGCATCTTGGCTTCCTTGAGCGCCTTTTGAATGTCTTCGGCCTGGGCCTTTTCGCCGAATTCAAGGGTGATCACACGCCGACCGAGGTCGGTCATGTCGGCCCAATAGGTCTCGGCAACGATGTCGAGCGCCTCACAGGCCACGTTGAGCTTGTACTCCAGCTCTTCGATCAGCTCCTTGCGTTTTTCAGCGAGGGCTACCCAGCCCTGGCCGCGTTCAGTCAGCTCCTCGATAAGTTCGGCGGCTTCGCCTCGCTGCTTGAGCGCTTCGCTCAGCTTTTTCTTGAGGCTCACAGCCGACTCACCGAGCGCCTTGGTCACCCGGAGAACTTTGGTATAGTCCTCCGTGAGCTTGCTCGCCTGCCGGGCCGGGGCCTGCGCGGATTCGCTCCAGGTGGTCTCAATGGCCTTGACCTGCTCATGGAGCTGCGTGCCCTGCCACGAACGCTTCGTGTCCTCGGCGACGTAGTTGGCAATCTCCTGGTGCAGATCGGCCATCTCAGCCATCCCTTCGGCGAACCGTTGTGGTTCCTTCGGCACCGAGGCGGCGCGCAGAGCACCGATTCGGGTCTTGATGTCTTTGATGTCCATAGCTTGTTCGGTCAGTTGAGGTTTAGCGCTGCCAGCAGCTTCGGCTGCTGCCACCTGGGAAGGAGCTGCCGTCTCCCTCACATCTGTTGGTTTGCGGTCCTCGGTCACGACCAGTTCAGCCTCGGGTTTCTTGGCCTCGGGTTTCTTGGCCTCTTCCTGGGGCTTACTGGCCTCTTTCTTGGACTCCTGGGCCTCGCCATGCGCCCATACCTCCGCTTTCTCGAAGGACGGCTTCATGACCACATCCCAGCCTTCACAAACGTAATCTTCCTGAACTTCGTCGACGCCATCGGTGGCCTGGACGACGGTTCCGAATCCACGGCTGGAGACCAGCGGGTTGTAGCCCGCCTCAATCAGCGCCCGCAGGCGCTGGCCTTCCGGCGTGTTCAAAATGGTGATTTCACCGTGGACTTCGGTGATGGGCCTGCCCTCCTCACCTTTGACCTCGACCATTTTGGCGTCGGTCACGAGGATGCAGATTGGGGAAAGGTGGGATACTTGGCCGTTGGAGGGGTGCTCCAGGAGCCCAAAGGCAGCATTTCGGGCAATCGCTTGTCGCAGCGGGCTCCCTTCGGCCAAGTTTTTCTCCCACACGCGCTTCGGGTAACGGCGCTTGTTGCCGTTAACGCAATCGCAAATGGAAAATCGTCCTGGAATACGTGTGCCCAGCGATCCCTGATGATCTTCTGTGACCCACGGTTTCGAGCGGTCGACAATGAAGGGGACCGCCCCTCGTGTGCCTTCTAATAGTTGCTGCATGGTTTACGACAAGACGTTGCCTGTCGGTAACCACGCGGGCGCGAAATCCAAAGTGTTTGCGCAAACGTTTTGCGCCTCAAAAGACGGAAATCCAATATCGACCCCTGTATTGCCGCAAACGTTTACACGTTGGGCTGATACCCTGGAAAGGGCTTCACAGGCTCACGGTAGGCGTCGATAATCAGGACCGATTCGTAGAAGTTCCAGCACTCGTCCAGCACCTTTTCCATGCCTTCATCATCGTCGACGCCGTGGTCCTTGAACCACTGACGCGCCTCGTCCGGCATCAGCTCCTCGGTATGCCCGTTGGGAAGATGGAGCGTAAACTCGTCCAGGAAGGGCTGACGGGTGATCCGAACGCGCAGCTCCTGGCCTTGGATGAAGTCGCTCACCGCACGTAATCCCGGAAAGCCTCGACGATCTTGGACGGCTGGCCCGGTGTGGGGTCAGGCATCGGCACGCCCCTACCGAGAAGGTCACCGGGAGCGGCGCTGACACCGAGGCTTACGTTTACGGTAGACTGGATGGACTCGACTGAGACTGGGGTTTCCGGCGGCACTGTGTCTGCCGGTCGGCTCGTGGTCCGGCGGCCCAGCAGAACCTCCAACGGATCGATGGTCGGCCTGGTCTCGGGTTGCGGTTCGGGCTTGGGTGGTGCCGGAGCAGGCTCAGGCTTCTTCTCGGCTCCCTTGGGCTCGGGAACCTCGCTTGAATCGATTGGCGTAAACAATTCC